AGATGGTTATGACATTTTATGTTGATGAGCAAATGGAATCTTGGGTGGAAATTCATAATTGGATAAGAGCAATGACCTTTCCAAAGAATTTTGATGAGTATAAAAACATAAGGAATCTAAATAACTATACCAAGTTTCAACAAGCAGAGAAACCGCAATACTCAGATTGTACTGTCACAGTTTTGACATCTGCAAATAAACCAATGTTAACCTTCAAATATTATGATGTATTTCCGATTACGCTTTCGGGAATCATGATGAATACAACAGAAGGCCCCGAAACACCTATAACATCGGATGCTGAATTTAGATATTCATACTACGATATTATAAAAAATTCTTAATTTTTGATTCTCCTTTTATATGGAGCTATTTTATGAGCAATAAATTAGATGAACTGCTTTCTTTGTGGGCTAAAGATTCTGTCATAGATAGAACTGAGCCGGGGAAAGCTTTACTTGAAATTCCTATTCTTCACAGCAAATATTTAAATATTCTATCAAATCACAGACTGCTTTCTACACAGGCAGAATTTAAATATAAAAAAATGAAGAAAATTAAATGGGAATATTACATGGGTAAAATGGACGATGAGGATTTGCAAAAATATGGATGGAAACCTTTTCCTTATGTGTTGAAATCAGACATTTCAACATATTTGGAATCTGATGAAGATTTAAATAAATATTTGGCTCAGAAAGTTTTACATGATGAGATCGTAGACGTATGTCAGAGTATAATGAAAGAATTAAACAGTAGAACTTTTCAATTAAAATCTTATATAGATTGGGAAAAATTTGTAAGTGGAATATGATCTAAGATTAACTAGACTTAACGAAACCTTTATACAATTCCACTGTGATAGAGGAATCGCACAAGAACTTTCATCCTATTTTGAATTTTATGTTCCGGGATATAAATTCACCCCTGCATATAAAAATAAAATTTGGGATGGAAAGATTCGTCTAGCTAATCTTAAAAATTATACCATATATCAAGGTCTAATCCCTCATATAAAAAAATTTTGTAAAGAGAGGGATTATAAATTAAGTATTGATTCCGAATTAATTTTAACTAAAGAATTCTCAAATATAGAAGCACAGGAATTTATTGATAGACTAAACTTGCCTATGAAAGTGAGAGATTATCAATTTGAGTCTTTCGTTAACTTTATTCGTAACAAAAGAATGCTTTTGTTGTCTCCCACAGCATCAGGCAAATCGCTAATAATATATCTCATAATAACTTATCTTTTATCTAAAGATTTCAAAGGATTATTATTAGTCCCAAACATATCTCTTGTTTCTCAAATGAAAAAAGATTTCGCTGAATATTCTAACAACAACGAAAAATTTATTGATACCATCCACGAGATATATCAAGGGAAAGAAAAGAATTCTAAAAAAAGTAAGCTATACATATCAACTTGGCAATCTATCTACACGTTGCCAGAAGATTATTTTGAACAATTTGATTTTATAATTGGTGACGAAGCCCATTCCTGTAAAGCAAAATCCATAACAGGAATTATAGGTAACTGCGTCAACGCTAAATACAGATTAGGTACTACAGGAACACTTGATGGTACCCAGACTCACAAACTTGTTCTAGAAGGTTTATTTGGTCCAGTCTTTCAATCGACAACGACAATAGAACTTATAGAAAAAGGTCAATTATCTGATTTTATTATAAAATGTTTGATTCTGAAACACTCTGATAAAGATATTAAAGAATCAAAAGGTTGGGATTATCAGCAAGAAATGGATTTTCTTGTGTCTAATGAAAAGAGAAATAATTTCATAAAAAATTTGACTCTATCATTGGAAGGTAATTCTCTTGTGCTTTTTCAGTATGTAGAAAAACACGGAAAAATCTTATTTGAAATGATCAAAGAAAAAGCTAATAATAGAAAAGTTTTCTTTGTTTATGGTAAAACGGATGTTGAAGCTAGAGAATCTGTTAGGGCTATTGTTGAGAAAGAATCAAATGCCATTATTGTAGCATCATATGGTGTTTACAGTACAGGTGTAAATATCAGAAACTTACACAATATAATTTTTGCTTCCCCATCTAAAGCTAGAATTAGAAATCTACAGTCTATTGGTAGGGGATTAAGATTAGGGGAGAAAAAAACTAAAGCGACTCTTTATGATATTTCTGATGATATGAGATCGGGCAAAAAAGCTAATCACACCTTGAAACATTTCATAGAACGTGTTAAAATATATGAAGAGCAAAAATTCAAATACAAATTTTACAATATAGAATTGAAATAATTATGCAAGAAACAGAAATTAAAATATTAAGATTGACTACAGGAGAAGATATTATCGCTTCATGTATTTACGATCCTTCCAACAATGGTATACAAGTCTTCAATCCAATGGCAGTTATTGTCAAAAGATTGCCTAACTCCAAACAGACAATGCTCCTTGTTTCACCTTGGCTACCAATTGAGATTCTTGAAGAAGACTATGCTTTTATAGATTTACAGAATATTCTTACTATTCTAAATCCAAGTGAACAGTTTAAGAAATACTACAGTAATTCTGTAACTGAATATGAAACTGCTCTAAGTAAACAAGATGAAGATAGTGAGATGAGTGAATTTGAGTATGGGGATATGGGTGAAGATGAGGATGATGATGAAGACAACTCTAGACAAGAGAGTAACTATAAACTACACTAACTATTACTTACTAGTTACTATAGATTTACTATCAAACCCAACACCGAGACTGTACCACCTGTCAAGACCCCAAGTCAACAACTTTTTTCATATTTGCCCGTTTAATTGAGAGATAAAATATCATGACTAAAAAAACAACCCACTACATCAACAATGATGATTTTCTGAAGGCTCTTATCGAATATAAGACTTTATGTGAAGAGTGTAAAAGCCTCAATAAGCCAGAACCAGCAATTCCTAATTATATTGGAGAGTGCTTTCTTAAGATCGCTGATAATTTATCGAGACTTCATAAATTTGTTTCATACTCATTTAAGGATGAAATGATTTCGGATGGAGTAGAAAATTGTTTAATGTACTTTAGAAATTTTGATCCGAATAAATCTAAAAATCCATTTGCTTATTTCACTCAAATAATTTACTATGCTTTTATCAGAAGGATTACGAAAGAAAAGAAGCAGATGTATATAAAATATAAAGCCACTGAACAATTCGGTATCTTTGATGAACAAGAAATGTTTGAAGATTCAGATGGTAATATGAAACAGTTTGAGTTGTATGATAATATTTCAGAATTCATTCAGAATTATGAAGAAAGCAAAGACAAGAAAAAGAAAAGTAAAGAACAAAAATTATTAATTGATGAACTTGTTTTAGGATCTGAAGATGAAAATAGCGATATTAGGTGATACTCATTTTGGATGCAGAAATGATTCTTTAGATTTTCATGAATACTTTAAGAAGTTCTATGAACAAATTTTCTTTCCTTATCTTAGAGAAAACAATATCAAAACTGTAATTCAATTAGGTGACATTTTTGATAGAAGGAAATTTATCAACTTTAATTCTCTTTATCTGTCTCGCGGATATTTCTTTGATATCTGTAAAGAAGATAATATATCTCTACATATCTTATTAGGGAATCATGATATTTCTTTTAAAAACACTCTTGAAGTAAACTCTCCTGTTTTATTAATAAATGACTATAAGAACATAACGATTTATAAAGATTTTTCTACTGTAGACTTTTCTTCTACTTTGGTTGACATCGTCCCTTGGCTATGTGAAGAAAATGAGGAACAAATTGTCTCTAAAATAAAAAAGAGTAAAGCAGATATATGCTTTGGTCATTTTGAGATTTCTGGGTTTGAGATGGATAGGGGGATTGTCTGTAAGGCGGGTATTGACAAAAAACTTCTTTCGCGTTATGATATGGTTTTAACCGGACACTTTCATCATAAATCTGTCAACGACAACATATTGTATGTCGGAACTCCATATGAAATGACATGGTCAGATTATGAGGATATTAAAGGATTTCATATTCTTGACCTGAACACAAGAGAATTGGAGTTCGTTAAAAATCCCTTTAACATGTTCAATAAGTTATTTTATGATGATGTTAACGAATCTCCCGAAAAGATAATGGGTTACGATTTTTCCAAATTGAAATCAACTTACGTTAAGGTTGTAGTGAATAATAAAAAAGATCCATATTTGTTTGATAACTATATGGACAAACTCTATAAATCGGACTGCTGTGATATTTCTGTTGTTGAAGACTTTACAGAAGAGGATTCTGTTGAAGATGATGATTTAGATCAAGCACAAGACACTCTGACTATTCTTAACAACTATATTGATACAACAGAGATTCAGTTGGAAAAAGATAAACTAAAGAATACGATGAAAGAAATTTATATAGAAGCCTTGAATAAGGAAGTCGCTGAATAATGATAACCTTCAAGAAAATTAAATGGAAAAACTTTTTAAGCACTGGTAATTACTTTATCGAAGTTGATTTGAATAAGACTTCAAACACTTTGATAGTTGGTGAAAATGGATCTGGTAAATCCACTTTCTTAGATGCTATTTGCTTTGCTTTATTCGGTAAGCCTTTTAGAAAAGTCAATAAATCACAACTTATCAATTCTATTAATGGTAAAGACTGTGAAGTTGAAATTGAATTTGAGATAGGCCATAAATTCTACAAAATTATTCGTGGAATAAAACCGAATAAATTTGAAATCTATTGTAATAACGAACTGATCAATCAAGAGGCTTCTGTAAAGGATTATCAGAATTATCTTGAGAAGTTTGTACTTAAGCTAAACTACAAGTCTTTTACTCAAATCGTTATTCTAGGGTCTGCTTCATTCACCCCGTTTATGCAATTAGAATCATCAGACAGACGTATCATTATTGAAGATCTTTTAGATATTCAGATATTCTCGACTATGAATAGCATAGTTAAAGATAAACTAGTTACGAATAAAGATTTGATCGTTGATAAGAAGCATAGCATAGAATTGAATCAACAAAAAAAGAAAATTCTGATTAAGCATCTGGAAGATCTAAAAAAGAACAATGATGAAGAAATTAGTAAATATGATCAAGAGATCGTAACCTATAACGACAATATAACCAATTTACTTTCAGAGAATAAATCTCTTAATGAATCTGCTGAGAAAGTACAGAAAGATATCGAGAATAAGAGTGATGTAGAATCTAAAATAAAGAAGTTATCTAAACTGGAATCTCAAATCGAAAACAATTTATCTAAGATTAAAACTGATATCGAATTCTATGAAAACCACGATGACTGTCCAACTTGCAGGCAATCTATTCCAAAGGATTTTAGAGAAACTCAGCTTGTTACATTAAATGATAAGACTTCTGAATACAAAGAAGGGTTGTCGAAATTAGAAGAAAAGATTTATCAAGAAAACGAAAAGCTTTCTTACATCAACAAAAGAAACAATAAGCTCCAGCAAATTCAATTGAAGATTGCAACTAACAACACTACTATTAATGAAATAAACAAATATATTCTTAAGTTACAAAAAAAGATAGAAGAGCTTAAAGTCCAGAAGTCAAATTCAGAGGATAAAAACGATGATGTGAAACTTCTTGAAGATGAGTTTAATAGTCTAAATGATGAACTTAGGATTTTGATTGAAGAGAAGTCTTATTTGGAAATTTCTAGTAATCTATTGAAAGATAGCGGGATCAAGACTAAGATCGTCAAACAATATTTGCCCATCATAAATAAACTGGTTAACAAATATCTAGCTTCGCTTGACTTCTTTGTTAATTTTAATTTAGACGAATCTTTCAAAGAAACTATAAAGTCTAGACACAGAGACGAATTCGGCTACAATAATTTTAGTGAAGGTGAAAAGCAGAGAATTGATATGGCTCTTATTTTGACATGGAGGGCTGTAGCTAAATTGAAAAATTCTGTTAATACTAATCTTCTGATATTGGATGAGACTTTCGATTCTTCGTTGGATGCTAATGGAACAGAGTATTTGATGAATATGTTACATGCGCTTGATGGTGTCAACTTATTTGTTATTTCACATAAGGGCGATGTTCTACAAGAGAAATTCGATGAAGTCTTAAAATTCAAAAAAGAAAAAGGTTTTTCTAAAATTCATAAATGATATTCGTAGCTTCATATATCAGTGAAGAAGATGACAGATCATCTTCGATATATCAGATTAAAGAAAGTGAATTTATTGTTGTAATTAAAGATAGTAAACAAATGAAATATAAAACTTTTAGCGGCTTAAAAGTTGCTGAAGATTATGCAGAGGAGTGGGTTACAAAAAATGAGTGAAATTCTTACAATCAATACTACAGACAGTATTCCTAAACAAGAAAGTTTAGAACTTCCCATATATGATGAAAATTTTTATATGCTTAGGCAAATTATGCCTGAATATACGGAGCCTCTGCCGAGCTATTCGATTTCCAATATTGCCCAAAAACTTAAGGCAACTATGGTAAAGTATAGCGGTATTGGTCTTTCTGCCAATCAATGTGGAGTTCAATTGAGAGCTTTTGTTATAGGCACCAGTGAATTCCAGATGTTTTGTTTGAATCCTAAAATCGTAGGTGTGTCTGAAAACACCACAAAAGTTAAAGAAGGGTGTCTTTCCTTTCCGGGTCTTTCATGTCTTATTGAAAGACCAGAGACTATTAAAGTCGAATATCTTGACGAAAACGGAAATTTGAAGCAAGATGTTCTTTCCGGAATTACTGCCAGATGCTTTCAACATGAGTTAGACCATTTAAATGGTGTGCGATTTATTGATCATATTGGCTCTCTGTCTTTGAAGATGGCAAGAGAGAAACAGAAAAAATTGATAAAAAAGATAAAACGAAAATAGTGTTGTAAATAAACAACACCGTTGACATCGAAGTAGATCTGGGATATACTTCGTCTATGAATAATTTTGAGTGGGTGCTATAATATGACTTTTACCGCAGAACAAAAATCTCAGCTAGCTAAACTTATGGCTACTGAGAATCTTATTGTCGAACATCAGAAAATTGAAACTGCGATGTTCGACCCTAAGAATCGCATTCTGTATCTTCCTATCTGGTCGAATATGTCTGGTAACCTCTATGATCTTCTTTGTGGTCATGAAGTAGGCCATGCTCTTCACACTCCTGCTGAAGGTTGGCATAAAGAAGTTGTTGATCCTTCTAAGCCTAAATCCTATAAACATTTTCTGAATGTCATTGAAGATATTAGGATCGAGAAGAAGATCAAGCGCAAATATCCCGGTCTCCGTCTTCCATTTGTTCTTGCTTATAAAGAACTTTTGGATAAAGATTTCTTTGGCATTAAATATCAAAATCTAGATAAGATGTTCTTTATTGATCGTCTTAACATTTACATGAAAACCCACTATAATAGTGGTCTCATCAGTTTTAGTGATATCGAAAAAGGTTTTGTGAAGCGTTCAGAAGAGACTGAAACATGGGAAGATGTTGTCAATCTTACTGATGAAATCTTTGAATATTCCAAAAAAGAACAATTCGAACAATTCCCGAAATCCCCTACTCATATTCAATATGAGTTTGATGATTTTGATGATTTTGATGAGTATGGCGATGATTTTGGATATGAAGAATGTGAAGATGGAAGTGATAATGGATTTTCTGACTCTGGTTCTAATTCTGATGAAAGCCCTGAAAATTCTGAATCCAAGAAAACTAATAACGAAAAAGAATCTTCGACAGATTATAGTCAATCGAAGTATGCTCCTGTTTGTAGGACGGATGAAAGTTTTCGTGAAAGAGAAAGTGTTCTTTTAGATGATAGGGCTAAGCCTTACCACTATTTGAATATTCCCAAACCTATTCTTAATAATATCATTACCCCCTATGATATCGTTCATGGGAATATCGTAAGTTACTATAAAAACAATAACTTATTTTCTGATAAATTTATCACTAGTAAAGTGAATAAATTCAAAGAGAAAAATAATAGGTTTATTGATCTTCTTGTTAAAGAATTCGAGATGCGTAAAGCGGCAAAATGCTACAGCAAATCGAAAACTTCTGATACAGGTGACATTGATATTTCTAAACTTTCTAGTTATAAGTTTGACGATAATATTTTTAAGAAAATTACTACTGTTCCTAAAGGCAAAAAGCATGGGCTAATCTTGTTGCTTGATAAATCCGGGTCTATGGATTCTAATCTTCCCGGATCTATCGAACAAATTTTGATTCTTTCTATGTTTTGCAGGAAAGTTAATATTCCGTTTGTTGTTTATGGATTTGGTAATTCTCATCAAGGAAGAGTTTGTGATTTTCCGTTTGATGGAAGTGGTCCTTGTTTTACGGAAAATCCTACTCAATTGCTTTTGAGTTCAGTTTATCTTAGGGAATATTTGAATAGCAAGATGTCTAACTTTGTTTTCAACTCTTGTGTTCGAAATATGATTTGTTTGAAAGAAGGCTTTACTCGCTCATACGTTCCAGATAGTGAAAGTCTTTCTAATACACCATTGATACAAGCTATCGTTTCTTTGGCAGATGTTATGAACGATTTTCGTAAACAAAATTCTCTTGAATTTTCGAATTTGATTATCGTTCATGATGGTGAATCTGATGGAATTAATCATTATTATCCGTCTAATAGGGTGGGGGTTGAGTCTATCAATACCTCAAGGGCTAATTATATCTTGACTGATAAGAAGAATAAGTTTAATTTTACTTTGGATAAAGAATCTGGTAATCCTGTTTATCGAGCCACTCTTGAGTGGTTTAGGAGCACCACGAATTCTAAAATCTTCTCGTTCTTTATTTTCAAAGGAAATCGACATAATTTGAGTTCTGCAATATATAAATTTTCGGATTCTGGTGTAGATGAAAGTATGATAAAAAAATTCAATAAAGAAAAATTTCTTGAATTGAAACCTCCCGGCTACGATAGTTTCTTTCTTATTTCTGGTGGTAATGATCTTAAAGTTTCAGATGATAATTCTCTAAATGAAATAACATCCGAATCGACTAAAGCTGACATTAAAACTGCTTTTTCAAAGTTCTATAAGAGTAAGACTGTTAATCGAGTTTTGGTTTCTAGGTTCATTGAAGGCATAGCTACCTGATCTTCCGACTCCCCTCCCCTCTCCAATTTTTTGGGGGGGAGGGGGTTGACAGGGGCATTTTTTTGGGTTATACTATCTTCTCAACTACTGAAAGGTGTACTATATCATGACTACTAGGCTTGAAAAGCGTCAGAAATTCTACAACGCTCTTAGCTGCCTCAACAAACCGACTGTCACTAAGGCTGAAATTGATCA